CCAGTAACATATAAATCTCCTTTAATATAGCAACTATTAACAGTTCCACCTCCTGTTACATATAAAGCATTATCAGTAGCAGGAGTTCCTAATATTTGTGAATTTCCTACCTGAGTTACCGTCCAAGGAAAAAGGAGTGGATTTCCTACTTGAGTTGTATTTCCAGTTATATTAAGAGCCCAAGGAGTTCCATCATCACCCTCTAACCTTGTGTTACCCTTTACATGAACTGAACGACTTGCAGGGGTACAATCTGGATCTTCATTCTTAGTTCTTGCTACCATTAGTGTAGCAACGTTTTTTTCAAAACCTCCTACTTCTTGATTAGGAGCACCAAGAACAACTGGACCTTCCATGTGAGCAGATCCATTGATTTTTATATCTCCTTCTTTAATAGCAGGAACATATCCAGTTCCTACTCTTAACTGTCCACCAACAGTTACGTCGTCAAATGTATAAGACATTTTTAACCTCCTACCTCTCCAGATGCTGAACTTGCCACTACATTATTTTTATCCACTACTGGTTGCCCATTAGTCTTAGAATTTTTAACAGCACAAGCATCAGTAACACCTTTAATTAAAGATCCATATATTGTCAAACATGTATTAGCAGCTATATCCATAATACCTGTAGTAGTAATTTTTGTCAATACCTTAGAGTCAAAAATTATCTTTTTAGTTTCATGAATAGTAAAAGTTTCAGTAGCAGTGCATTTAATATGACCTTTAGAACCACCCTCACCAATAGCAATCAACTCTATGTCAGTTCCTTGCAATCTAATCTTACCATTTGTAGCAGTTATACAAATATTTCCATTAATAGCATTAATAGCAATAGTATCTTGAGGTTCAGTATTATCCTCCCCTGCTAAAACTTGAAAATTGCCAGGACTTATTGAAGAAGTCCACCCTTTCCTCTGACCATCAACATCCAAAAATAAACTATGACGACCATCAGGAGTGTCAAGCATCACACCTGCGGTAACATCAGCCTTTTTATGAATATGACCAAATTTAATTGATCCCTTATCAGTGCCATATTTTACAGCACTATAATTTTGTTTTGAAGTAATAGTAGGATTAGATTCCTTTCCTACTTGTTCTCTACCTGGAAGTCTAGAAAGACCTTGATTACGTGCTGAACCTTGTGCCATAATTATTAAATAAGATTATTTGGAGTACCAGGAATGTTAAGTCTTGGATCATTACTATTAATGTCTGTACCCTGTCTCTGAATTGCAGATGGAGGAGTAGTAACTGTAGCATCGATACTTTCCTGTAGTGTATCATAAATCTGAACCAATTTACCAGGAGTTTCATAATATCCTGCATAACGAATACCATCTTTATAGAAGACAGAACCATAGTAAGGTTTACCATCATAGAATCCTGTTCTCTTCAATCCAACTAAATCAGTGACTTGAATCAACTGCTCAGGTCTAGGAATACCAATAGGATCTCTAACTATTTTAAATTTAGGTGCAAATTGAGCACCAATTCCTGTAGGTACTTTAGGATAGACTGATCTAACATTAATTTCAGGCCATTCAGTAAATCCACTTGGAGGTTGTGTAGGTGGTCTTTCTGTTGGAAGTTCTCTAGGGTCTTCACTTGTAGTTAATTCTGGATCACCAGGAGGTACAGGAGGTCCTTCAGGAGGTGTAATTTCTCCTCCTCCAAGAGGAACCTTAGTTATTTGACCAAAAGGACCAAACTCAGGTTCAAAACATTGTTCTTCACCAGTAACAGTATTCTTAATACATACAACATCTCCTGGTCCATAATTAATTCCACCTGTGTCAGTTGGAATAAGATCAGTCAATTCCAAATTAACAGGATAAGAAGGTGTTGTATCTCCAGGTGAGATAGGAGGTGTCCACCCATTACCAGGATCATAGACAACCACATCAGTAACAATACCAACACCAGATATTTTCTTTGGGCATGGAGGTGGAATAAGAGAAGCAGATATTCCCATAGGATTATCCGTCCAAGGTTTAGCAACTCCTGTTCCCAATTTAGTTTTCTTAGTAATTTTAATTGCGACAACTGCAGGGTTTTGACTAAAAGGTGCTTGAAAATCCAAATTAGTTAAAATTACTTCTATTTTATGTTTTCCTCTTGTAGCTTGAAACATATGAATCTGCATACCATCTTGCACATAATGACCAGCTTTACATATCTCATGACCATCAAGTTTAACAATTACTGAATCATCTGCTGCTGCTTGTATGTCATAAGTTCCCCTTTCAGGAAAATCAACATCCTCCCATATAAAATTCCACGTCTTACCATTAAAATTAGCTATATACTCTTCATCGGTGTTCCAAGTAGGAGTAATAAAAGGACCTAAAGGACCATTTGAATAAGTGCTTATTGGAGGACCAGAATAAGAAACTCCATCTTTTACTGATCCACCACTCAATCCTCCACCCAATATAGTCTCAACTGAATCTTTAGAAGGAACTTTAAACTTACAAAATCTTCCTTGCATACCATAAAACTTTCCATCAGAAACAGAACATATAAGATCATCAAAAGAAGTATCAGTCCAATCTTCCATCTGAACCACTTGTTCTCCTTTGTTTCTTAATTTGATATTTGAATTATTATTTTGATTTTCAGCTGCATTTGGTGGATATATGTAAACATCTTTTGTTACAGTTCCACTTCTACCTGTTCTAGTCCAAACTTTATCACCAACAGCAAATTTATCAATAGCAACACCAGCAGTTCTTGGATTATCACTCCAACTTAAGGTAATAGTTGTTCTAACTCTTTCTGCTGAAATACCTCCTATAACTTTAAATCCCTTACCATCATCAGTAAATTTAACTGTACCACCAACCGTTTTAACAATTGTAATTGTAGCATTGGCATCATTACCATCACCATCTTTTAATTTAACAGTTGTTCCATTATTAGTTACATTTATAGGAGAATTTGCTGGATGCAACCCAGTATATACAACAGGAACATTACTACTTTTAGCTTTTTTACTATTACTTGTAAATTCAACCTCATATTCTTTACCAACTTCCACATTTACCGTTTTAGTATCATTAAATTGGTTGCTATCTCCATACGCCTTTCCAGCAGAATATAAACCTTTTATATCAATATTATTACCATATAAAGAAGCTGAAGAAGATTTAATAATAACATCTACATTAGTAGCTCCCTTAGTAACTTTTTTAGTTGAACTTTGTTTTTCAGCCCAATCTGCAGTGCTAAAAATCTTTTTATCAATAAAAGACCAATTCTTTTTCTGATCATTACTTACTTCAATTCTTATTTCATGCTGACCTGCTTCTAAGAATTTTTTACCCATAACAGGAGATGCTGAGTCATATAGACTAATTCTCGGTTTTGTACTTGGTCCAATAACTTCTTGATCATCAATAAAAACCTTACCATTATAATCTACACTAGCCTTCACTCCATAAAATCCTTTATAAGGAGCATCAACTATCCATTTATTTGAATATGCAACTCCAGCACCATCACTATTATCAGTTCCTAAAGGAGGAATAGGAGAAATAGCATAACGATTCATAAATTTAGCCCATCTAGAGTTTCTAACTGGATACCAAGAATGGTCAATATTCTTAACGTCTCTAGTAGTCCACATGGGATTATTAGGGCATCTACCTTCTTGCAATTGAGGTGGTTCTTTAAAATAATCTTTATCAGGTAAAGGAGCATCAATTGACATTGCCACACCCATCGGATTTTGATTCCAAGACTTAGCAGAAATAACCTCTATATGATTAATAACAAAAGCAGTCTTAACATCCACAGCAAGAGCCATAGGATTTCCCTTTGCCAATGGCTTACCTGGAATCTGTTCTAATTCAGCTTTTAAACTATAAGTACCATGTCTAAAATACATAACCTCAAATGATTTTCCTGTTGCTGTAGAACCATCTCCACGAATTTTAAATCCATCCTTTCTTATTACAATATCTTCTCTTCCAGGATGACTAAATGTAAGAACTACATTATCATCAACCATTATTTCAACCGAATAATTTCCATCTTCAGGAAATTTAAGATTACTCCATGCAATTTCATGAGTTCCTGCATAATCATCATTAGAGGCATTTGGATAATCAGGATATCCTAATACATTTTCACTAACCTTTTCAACTTGACTAATTGGAGTAACTCCAGTAATCTTTAAATTACCATTCTGATCATATCCATTATCATAATCATCATCATAACCAATAGTTGTTTTATCAACACCTATTAATGAACCAGCTCCACTACTAGCTCCAATAGTTTTGACTCGATATTTTTGTCCTGCAGTAAATACACCATTACCTTTATCATTAGCATATCTTCTATTAGGATCTCTTCTTAAAACAATATCATCACTATCTGTTTTTATTTTAATTTCAGTTAATGCCAAAGAAGATATTCCTGGTCTATCATTTACATTCAACTCAAAGAAAACTTTCACCTTCCCAGTTCCAGTTACTTTCATATAGTTTTTACCACCTTCCCTCAAAAACTTAACAGTAGCTTTTGACTCTGTAACAACATTCCTAGTTACCTTCTTCTCAACTTTACTAATAGGAGTAGGATCAAATGGAAGAATACCAAATTTATTTAAAAAACTAGCATCTTTACCTGCTCCAGGATTTATCTTCCACAACTGTCTATTTGCTTTTTGAATCCAATCAGCAGTATTAAAAACAGTAGTAACACCATCACTTCCTGTAGAAGATGGATCCTCAGAGGGACGATTAAGTGTAAACTTACAAGTGCTGCCATTTATATCATAAAACTTTCCTTGAGAAACAGAACATACAACATCATCATAAAAAACCTTTTGATCTTGTACATGAGGAATGTCTTCCATCTGAAGAACGGTTTCCCCCTTTGTTCTCAATTTAATATTAGAAGTATTATTATACAACCCATCAGATGAAGGTGGTGATAACTCAATAGTATGACTTTGACTTCCACTTCTCCCAGATTGAGTCCAAGTTTTACCTCCTATTTTAATACTACCAACAGCTTGTCCAGCAGTTCTAGGATTATCACTCCAAGTTAATGAAAGGGTGGCTTTACCATATCCCTCAATACTCTTTCCATCATCAGTAAATCGTATGGTCCCTTGTGTAATTACAAAAGAAGCATTGCAATCACCACCATCACCATCTTTTAAACATAATCTAGTATTATTATTAGTAACTTCAACAGGATCATTTGCACTATTCAAACCAGTAAATGAGATTTGACTAGCATTATCAGGTTGATTAGATCTATCAACCGCACTACTTTTTAATGTTACTTGATATACTCTTCCAAACTCAACAGTTTTTTCAAAACTTTCTTTTACATCCTTACCATCACCATATGGTTTTTCTACACTAATCCCTAAATCAGTAATCTCAAATAAAGCACCAAAAAGACTAGCAGTAGCAACATTAAATTTTACTTTATTAGAAGTTACTTCTTTTACATTTTTAACTACCTTTTTCATCTCCTTGAAAAGGAAATTCTCAACATCTATTCTAATTTTATGAACTCCTGAAGGTATAAATCTTTTAATTACTGTGGGTTTAGATAAACTAGGACCTTCTGTAATGGCAGATCCAAGTTCAATTTTTGGACCTAATGGTTTACTATCAATAGAAAGAACTGCTTCATTATCAGCTTGAACCCTAAAGACATAATCACCATCCCAAGGAAAATCTTCCTCCCACTCAAATGTGTATGGTTTTGCTGCCATATCACTTCCTTTCACGTTAGATGGTGAAATTGGTGATATTGCAAATTTATTCATAAAATTATTTTTATCATAATCATAATATTGCCCAAAGAGATAAGTTTTAGAAGGCATAACAGGAGTTCCTTCTATCTGAACTTTTCTCCATTCAGGCATGGTCTTCATTTCTTCTTTAATCTGTGATAAACTCGATCCACTCGATTGCTTCTTTTTCCAAAATTGTAAACCTTCTGGATCAGGATCTCTTCCAAATAATTCTAAATAAAGATTAGCTATAGGATCATTTGTACCTGGAACTGCACCCCATGCCCAATGATATACATCATATTTTGTTCTAGTTGTTGCTTCAGGAGCAACCACTCTAAGGGGGGGATGTTGTCTAGTTGTCCACCATTCAGTAATCTTTTTATTATCTGTATCCCATTTAGTTCCACCACCAGTTTTTATAGATGCTAAAAGTCTTTGGTAATTATCAATTCTCTTAGCCATTGGATCTCTTGATGATCCAATATACATTCCTGGATCCCAATCACCTATGACTTTTCCATCAGGACCATATAGTTTTCCAAAACCTACACCTTCTAATGGGGGAATACATTGATCCAATATATATTCTTCAAAATCATTTTCTGAATCATATTCTTCTATAAGGTAATCCGTCCCACCAACTCCAGTCTTAACAAGTGCCAAAGCAACAACACCTGAACCAACTCCACGATCATCTCTAATATCAACAATGGGAGAATACTGATATCCAAATCCACCATGAACAACATCCACAGCCATTAATGAACCATCAGCACCTACTACAGGATTAGCTTGAACTCCTACACCACCTCCACCATAAAAATGGACTCGTGTGGTATCACGTTCCAGTGCCTTACCACTAGCATCATAAATGAAATCATCATTAAATTGAGTGCTGCCACCTACAGCAGGAGCAGGAGTTCCTAATGCATCATCAATACTCTGACCACTATTACCTTCCCCATTTAAACCAACAATACCTCCACAACTACCATCTGCTCCAGCGTTAGCTTTAGGAAGCATAGCATCTGGTTGTAATTTATTAACATCATTAATATTAAGATATTGTACTTTTTCCCTATTTCTAAATACAAAAATTGTTCCTGGATTTAATTTGGCGTAGTGATTCGCATCATACAATCCAACATTATCTACAAATCCTCTATCGGTTGATATATAACCGACTCGGATGTCACATTTAGTTGCTGGTCCAAAAAGATCGAAAGACATATATTAGTTCTCTATAACAGTTATTTATTAGTACATATTAAACTCAGATTCCTGAGCAGCATTTTCTGCAACTGCTTCAGCTATCTCATCAGCTTCAACAACCCCACCATCATTTACAAGATCAACATCTGGTGTTGCTTTAGTGGGTTCACCAAATGGAAGTTGTGGTGCTCTTGGAGCTATAGAATCAATATAATCATCACCAACTAAACCACCATATCCGTTTGTAATTCTATCAAGATGTTTATTAGCAGAAACCTCTACTGCTTTTGCACTAGGTAATGCAGTTTGTGCTTGAGCTCCACCCCCATCACAAAAAGTATAAAAATCAGATACAGCTGAATTAGGAGGAACTTCAAAAGGAAAAACATTCATTTTAATATTTTCAAAATTAAGAGCAGATGTAAGACTTCCTTTAATATTTCCCAACTTACTAAACAAAGATGACATTCCTCCACCTATATCTGCTGTATCACCAAAAGCATCTCTCAAAAATCTATCAATGCCACCAACTAAACCATTATTTGTCTGTTCAATTAAATCTTTATTAACAGCTAAAACAGTAGATATTACATCTTCAGAGGTACACATAGGAACTTTAGGTAATGCCTTTGGTTTATCACCAATACTTGTATTATTTGCTGCTCTTGCTTGAAATTGTTCTGTCAGATCATCTATTTTTAAAATCTTAGATATAATTCCTTCTATCAATCCAGCATTACTATTTGACATTTTATTATATGTTGATAAAAGATTTTGACTCAACCCATCTTTAACATCAAGAAAATCCATTCTTTTATAAGCAGGTAAAGCAGAAACTGCCTTAGTCATCTCTTTATTCATTGCTTTTTCAGTATATTCCATCATCTTATCCATAACAACTTTCATATACTTTGATTGTCTTTTAGAAGACTCAGATACCATCTTTTTCATATTAGTGGTTCCTTGTGTCATTGATACTGCATCTGTGTAACTTTGTAATGCATTCATTCCTTTATCAATATCCTGAACCAAATTATCCATATCAGTCTGCATTGCTTTATTAGAAGATTCTACAATATTATCTGGTTTTAATACAACTCTCTTAACTGTACAAACATCATCTCTCTTAAGATCAGCCGCAGTCTGTATCATTATGGCTTCACCCTCAATGGTGGCACCAGGTTTAACAGGTGATCTTGGAGAGTTTGCCTCTTTAACTCTAGAGTTTATTCCTGATCTAACTCTTTTTCTAACTAATCTCTGTGATTCTTCGGTTCCTAATTGTTTTACTTCTGCTTCTGCCTTTGCACTCATAATATCTGCCATTTGTGCAGGAGTTATATCCAAATTAGCAGGTAGTCCAAATTGATTTAAACCAACTCCAGGTGCAGGTTTAGCTCTTTCTTGCTCTGATATTTTATCCGTTGGTTTCTCTACTTTTTTATCAGTATCAGGTGGAATAGGTTTAGTTTGTCCACTATAATCTTTAGTACCTTGAGAATATCCACTAACACAAACAGTTTTTCCAGAAGTAGTATTCGTAACTTCATCATCACCAATAGTAGTTCTTGTTTCAGTTTGAGAATTATTTCCCAATACTCCCATAATAACAGGTTGTTGTTGGGATTTGCCATCTAAGAAAAATCCAAAAACAATATTACCTTGTCTGATCATTGGGGTTTGACCAGAGTTCTGTAAATATGCTCCCGCTGTTATGGGATACATTACATTTGCCCAAGGAAGATTTTCAGATTTAATGGCAGTCTCACCCAAATCATGAAGACCAAAAATCCTTACTTTGTATCTGTACCCCCAACCCTTAATAGTTTCTGGAGAAGGAAATTTACCAGGTATAATATTATCGCGCCAATAAGAATCATCGGCGACTTGTCCAATCCACCAATAAAAATCTTGACCTATAAATCCTTGGTTAAATCCTTCTGCCATAGTTTAATCGTCGTATACCCTACACTCAAATGAATCAGGATGATTATCACAATACACCTCTAGGTGCTGATCCTCATGTCGTGTGTGCCAATCATTAATCTTAGCATCACCAGGATTCTCTTCATTCTCTTCATGAGCATGAAAAGCATCATTGTGCATTTCTAAATCCTTTTCAGAGTACTCGATCATACCATGATTTACATGTTCTTTATGATCCTTTGGATCAATATAAGATTCATGATTTAAATCGTGATCTGGAACTTTAGTAGTCATAAAAAATCTCCATTACATTTGTATTTATTATACACTATTTGATAAAAGGTAAGAAGTTGGGATCCATAACTTTATCAGCATTTGATGATGATTCATTTTTAGTAGGTGTTCCCACTCTGCCAAAGGAATCTCTACTTAATACCAACTTAGTATAAGTTTCTTTGGAAGTAACATGATGACACAAATCTGTTATAAGATATACTCCACCATCTTCTTTATTTACTTCATCAGAACAAGCTTTGTTTTCACTAGTTCCAGATTCAGGAATATCCATAAAAACTGTATCACCTGCATGTAATGAAAAATCACCAGGTATAACAATAGTTATTTGAGATGCAAATAATTGATTATAACGTCTTATTGATTGATTAAAAATCTTACTATAATCAAAGTTTATTTTCTTTGATTCGTCAAGTTGTCCCTCAATAGGACCATAATTAAGTTGTCCTGTAGATATTATATTCCAAGTAGTTCTAGTAAAAGCAGTATCGGCTTTATCAGAATTAAATTCTGGAGTTGGAAATGGTAATCTTTCTCCTGCTGTTTTTATTTCCTCATTGTTTACCTTTTTTTGTCCTTCCTCACCCAAAGCATCTTCAGAAGCACACTCCCAAGTACCCTTAAAAGGATCTAATAAGAAACTACGAGTAGAATATGCACCCATTTGTTTTTTTCTTTGAATATCAATACGATTATCCATTTCTAAAGATAATGCCTTAATCTTATATCCTGCAGGTGGATTGGGGTCGGCACTTTCATTATAAATTATTGATGTTTTTTGCGTACCAGTCAGTAAAGTGTCAATCGATTTAAAGTGAAATCCATTTGAAGTTTCCCAAAAGAAATATCCTGCGGTATTTCCCTCTGATCCCTGATTTTTAGAAGAAACTGCCTTCTTTGACAACTCATTTATAGTATAAAATGGTTTTTTATTATTTCCAATATATTGCAAACGATCTTTTGTGTCTTCTATATCTAAATCCTTTTTTGTTTTTAAATTATCCTTTAAAATATTTTCAACTTCCTCAGATATCTGACCCGACAAACAATGTCTTACTCTAGACCAACCTTCCTCATTATCTATAAATTCTTTTGATGTTAAATCAAGTTCGTAGGCTTTATTAGTTGTTTCCCCATCAGTAGGGATAGAAGTTATTTTATTAATAAAAAGATTGTTATCACTTGTAAAGTCTAAAGTATTTCCTTGATTATCAGTAAACTTTAAAAAACTTTTTTCACCTCCTTCAACTGGCAATCCCTCAACAACACCAACTTTACCTTTATTACTTCCCCCAAACCTAGTTTTTTTTCTGGGTAATGTATTACCAGTATCAGTAAAAATTACCGACGCTCTGACACTATCTTGCAAAATACTTTCCCAATATTGTAATCTAACTGTTCCACCTAATATACTAACACCAACATCAGCACTTTTTTTAGAAATAAGATCCAATCTTTGAATAAGAGATGGCTCAGAAGATTTTCCAGGTATATTTAAACCCTTCTGTTCTTTTCTAAAACTTGGTGTTCCTGGAATACTTCCGCCTAAAATAGACATTTAATTTATCATCTCCTTACTTATATTTAACCACCTTCGTAAAGGTTAGAATAAGGATTTTCTCCTCCACCTCCACCTAATACTAATGGAACAAAAGATTCTTTTTGATCTTGATATTCATTTGATTCTGAAGGAGAAGGTGGAATAACAATTATTTCTTCTTCTGCACCATCTTCATAAGAAGCAAACTCACTAACACCCTTGGCTTTTACAGAATTGACATCAAGTGGAAGAATATTATTACCATTACCTTTAATATCATAACCACCAAACTCTAAAGTAGCATTATATCTAGATTTAAGTGCGTTTAATTGTTTTTCTATAGCAGAAGTATCACTTCCCCTTTTTTCAGTTTTTCTTTTTTGATATTCTAACATTCTAATTTGACTTTCCAAATAATCTTGCTGTGCTCTTTCAAGAGGTACACCTTCCTCTAAAGAATCAGGATCAACTTTACCTCCCTTTACACTATATTTTATACTATCACTAAAACTAGATGTAGTAGTTTTAGTGAGTGGAGTAATTTTCTTCTTACTTCGTACATCTCCTAATTTATTAATACCTCCAAATAAATTTCCCTTATGATCAAGGTCTGTTAAATCACCCAACATAAAATCAATAGATCCCTTACCAATCCTTTGTCCTAATGAATCACCTCTCTTATCAAAATCAGTAAGTCCCATTGTTGCCAAATCAGCAAGACCAGAAACAACTCTTCCCAAACCTTTTGGTTTTTTATCCTTTCCCCCTTTCTCAGTTATTTTTTCTATCTTATGAACTTTCTCTCCAGATGGTTTACCCTTAAGAAGATCCTGAGTTGCTATCAAATCAGGTGTAGTTAAAAGAATACTTCCTTCTTTAATTGCAGCTTGACGACTCTTGGTTTTACCATCCTTAGTATATCCCATAGCATCTGTTCCTTCCTTACCATAGATGCTTCCAAATGCTCCTTTATCTTTAGCAAGTAATCCTAGAGAAAATGCATTTACAATCTCTCTAAACTGTTCTCTAATTCTTGCATCAAACTTACCAAGATTTTCTCTTTGCTTTGCTTTACCTGCATCATCAAGAAAAGGATATCTTACTAACTCTATCAAATATCTAAAAGGTGCTCCAACAATATCTAAAGTAGTACCAATAATTCCTGTAATAAAATTAAATCCTTTAATAATCTGAAGGATTCCCCAGTCTACTGCCTTTCTTGGGTCTGTCCACCACTTTTCTTTATACCTTTTAAACCATGCATCTTCTGCTTCCTGACCTTTTTTCTTAATCTGGAATGCACCTTCACCAAGACCAGATGCAAGAAGTCCAGCACCTGCTACAATTCCTGCCGCTGCACCTGCCCCTATACCTCCTGCGGTTGCTCCTGCTCCTCCTGCTGCTCCACCTGCTGCTCCACCTGCTGCCGTTGCTGCTGCTCCTCCTGCTCCTCCTGCAAAAACACCTGCCATTATTGCGAATCCCACTCCTATGGCAGCTACACCCATTATCACTTTTTTTAGTGTACCCATAACAGAATCAAATGTTTGAGCAGCATCCTCACCAAAAGTATTTTTTATAACACCTCGTGTCCAATCATATGCCTTATATCCAATATCAACAGCAGATACCAATACATTAAGAGCAACTCCACCTAAGTAAATAACAAAATCTGCAAAACGTGCTAAACCTTTAAGCAATGGCATCAATTTAGGTAACCAATCAATCAACCTTACAGCTAACCATCCAAAAAGAACCGTTCCAAAATATTTTTTTACTTGACCCCAAAAACTTGTAACTTTTTTAGGAAGAGGTAAATTAAATCTCGTTTTTTCTGTCTTTGGAGCACCCTCTATTTCTTGCTCATCTTCTTTTCTATCTGATTTTTCTTGATCCTTTATCTGTTTCTTTTGTTGAACTTTTTCTGCAGCAAGAGTTCCTTTTAATAACTTATCAATTTGTAAAACTTTTTCCCTAATAACCATTAAAGAACCAAATTTAGTTTGAGTTTCTGTTTTCGTAATAGCAGTTATTGGTGAAGATACTGGGACTATGTTACTCGAACCAGACTTAACAATTGCTCCACCTTTTTCCATATTACCACCACCCATCAATTTTTCAGCCTTTACCTTTCCCACTTTAGGTTTTTTCTTTCTATTCAAAAGTTTCTTAGTAGCTACCTTTTTTACACTACTCTTTAATAAAGATTTTCCTAATGCTGCCCAAGCCATTATACACTAATCCCCAATACTCTTATCTTATCCGCCGACCTCATTGATGTAGCACTAAAATTTGGAATCTTTTTATTTCCACCTGCTGGAGGACTAGAAGAAGTAGATTTATTCAATTGATCTTGATAAGCAACTGTCACTTTTGATTTCTTAGAAGATGGTGATATATCCAAATCCTTATCTTTACCACTAGCAACTTTCATGGCATTCATATTAACCATTTTACTAGGATCACTACTTATTGGCCCTAATATACCACTACCACTAATATTAGATTTTACAGGTGTTGCAGATTTTGTAGGTGTTGCTTTAGACCAACCCATTTTCATATTAACATAATCTTCAGTTGACATTGCCATCTCTTTATCAATAGCACCACCTACACCAGATAAATTCCAATTTTTAGATTTTATTATATACTTTTGCTTTCCAAGTCCAAACAAACCTCTTGGTTGCTTTTCCTTCCACATTATTTTCCCAAAACGTCCCGTACCAGTAACAATATCCTCTACTTTAATACCAGCATCAATAGCATCTTTATATGAATTAATTGTTCCTGGTTTTACTGTAACAAGTCCACCACCTTTCAATCCAACAATTTTTGAAGTCTCTCTTGGGTCTAAGAATTGTGTTCCAGACTCTTGATCTATTCTAATTGCTTCATCCCTTCTTGCATCTGATGCTTTCCATGCATCACTACTGTTAAGAATAGGAAAAAGAGTTTCTTCTGGCATATCTACAAGTCTTCCCCCACCATCAGGATATTGTACAACATCCATAAAATTTATATCCTCATATCCCTTTACCTTACGTATAGATTCAACAAGTTGGGTTTGATTTTCTATCAAATCAGGCATCCCAATAGAACCACCCAATTCAGTCAATGTTTCTTTATCCTCTATTACCTCACCACCTTTTGTTTTGAGACTAGATGTAAATGTTTCTTTATTATACATAAATTGATCTGGTAGAACTTGACCCATTCTATATCCTTCAGTTCCAAAATGAGATCTATCAGCTGCCTTCCCACCTTCTTTATATCCACCCATTATTGTTGGTCTATTGGTCCCACCTCCAGCAGCATTCATATTTGCAAGAGTATCAGCACCATACTTCTGAACTGCTCCTTTACTCATCACAAACTCACCAGGAGTTAGCATTGCAGGAACTGTATCAGTATTACCACTACCAGGAACTGTTCCACCTTTATTCATTTTCTTTGGTTTTATTTCACCAAAGAACCCATATCTTTTTTCTGTTCCTGTATCCAATTTCTGAATCTGTTCCTTTCTTTCCTGATCCGCTCCTGTTAAAAAATCACCAGCTTTTTGTAGTGGGCTTCTATTCTCTTGTTGATCTTTTATTATATTAGAAGTTTCTTCTGCTCCAACTTCTTTTACAGACTGATCAACCTTTTGATCAGTTTTATTTTTCTTAGTGCTTATAATTGCTGCTGTTCCAAGTAATGCAAGAGCAGCTATTCCCCACGGACCCATTGCAGTTGCAGCTGTTATAAGAGCAGGAATAACAGTTCCTGCAAGAGTGGCAGCAAATCCAACTACAGTTGATATAAATCCAGTTGCAAAACCAACCAACCCTGTTCCAAATACAACATATGCACCCAATAAGACTGGCCACCAGTCCTTTAAGAATCTAAAAATACTTTTAATTTTACCCTGATTTTCTGGATTTCCAACCCAGTCTACAAGTTTATATAATACTCTTCCAACAAATATTGCACTCAAAAATCCTAATATATCACTCCACAATTTTTGAAATGGACTAAGGATTGTACCTGCTATTTTTGTAATTCCTTTCCATACACCCTTAGCACCTTCTAGAAGTTTTTCTTTTGATGCCCTTTTTTTATTTTCCTTTTCCTTTCTTTGTTTCTCTGTTTTTTTCTTATTAAACTTCCTATCACCTCTTAAGGTTTCGATTATAGAATTGAGACCATCAATAATTGGATTAAAAGATTCTTTATCAGCACCTTCTCCTTGATTTTCTACTGATCCGAAATTATCAATTTTTTTCTCATTGGACAATACTCTACCACGAGTATCTCTCAAAATACGGGATAATTTACCAGTATTACTTTCCTTACCCTTTTCACCAACATCTTTTCTATTAAGAAGTTTGCTTGTAGATACTTTCTTTTTTACTATTTGTGATTTTGCCCTTCTATTATCTCTTACTCTTTTAACTTCTTTTTGTAGGATAGGTATTCTTCTATCACTTGGATTAGAAATTGTAAGTGAATTAGTAGCCTCCATCAATGCACGTAAATAATCCATATCACTATCTACGTCCATCAAATCAATATCAAGATCTGATAACAGTTTTAAAATTGGTGGGCTAATTACTGCCATTACCTTGTTGTTGTTGCTTTAATTTTTCTTCTTCAAGATGTTGTTGAAGTAAAGATACATAGATGTCTCTTTCCCAAGGCATCATATTTTCTATCTCTGTCAAGCTATATTTATGGTACTGCATCAAGGCAAAATTAAGTCTGAAATAACTCTCCAGACTCATATGCAGTAGGGCTATGCGAAAAAACTTGCCAGTCCCTCCAATACGATATCACTTTCAACCTTTGTTTTAGGATTAGTAACTTTAACAGTATGAGATAATTTAGGCATCGTTTCAAAAAACTTTTCAATCTCTTTGAATTGAGAAGAATTCATTTGTTCTAAGAAATCTTTCATTTCTTTCTTAGTACAATCAGCAGAAGCCCATACTTCATCTTCAGTATAAACTTTATCAATACAAGATGCAATTAAATCAAAAGATTGTTCCATTGCATTTTTCTCATTAAAATCAAAGTTATTCTTAATAAATTCATCAAGAGATGGATATTTTAACTCCATCATTATACTAGAATCAATCTTTATTTTATTTGAATGATCTTCACTCTTTTCAACTTTAATTTCATCTAAATTAATCGTAACTGGAACTTGAGTTGTTTCATCATCGGGACATATAATATTAACTTCAAGTTCTTCTCCAACAGATTTACCACGAATATTCAAAAATAGATATTCAATATCAAAAGTAGGAAGTTTTTCTACTTTAATTCCTTTAGTAATAATACAATTCTTAAGCACTGCTTTAATTGCATTTGTAATCTGTTTATTATCTTCACTTTCCAGAGCAATTACAAGAACCTTTTCTTCTTTTACAAGAAATGGTCTATATTGAATAGATGCTCCTGTCGAGGGTAACTCTAACTCATAAGTCGGAGTTGCAATTTTTGGTAAAGGCATAATGTCCTAATAACAAGTCATATATTTATATATAAGGTTTATTTAAGAGTTATAACTTTGTTCACTTAAATTTTCTATGTAATATCGAATATAAGTAAAGGAAACCGTACATTTTAACGCAGAAGATGAATCATATGCAACTGGCATTGAGGATATAGATATTGGATATGCATTTACAAATTTATAAGTTAAATTATTTTTACCTGTTTGTGCTTTTAATGGATCTTTTGCTCTTGAAGGATCAGATGGATCAGGAACATTATCTATAGTATAATGCCGTGTATCCCTTTCAAACTTCCTAACTGTCAATCCTGATGACATATAGTTGTCAGGATATTGCATTCTATAATGATAATTACTCTCAATCAATTGATTTTCATTACTTGTTGATGCCCCAGTAATATAATCTATCCATTCTTCAAAAAACTTAATGGGACTATACATTCCCCCATCAACATTAAATGTCAAATCAATTCTTTCATCAAAAATTCTTCTATGAGCAAATCTTTCTGTAACACCAGTACGATCATTATTAGTTTCAAATGTAGCTAAATTAGATCCTGGTAAAACTGCTTCTGAACATAATAAATTAATTGTATCAGCTCTATTGGTATTCCATTTTGTAGTCCAAGCAGAACCTCCTGGAGGCGTAGGAATTTCAACTTCAAAATAAGACGTAAGAGAGGGTCTTAAAAACTTTGATTTTATGTCAGCTACGGTAACTCTACTTGGCATTTTATAAATAATTTTTGACCTTATATATTATGTATATGAGATAATGGGAGAAAGTATTAAAAGTCTATTCAAACCTACGAAACCCAAGAAATACAAGGGTGACGTAACTAATATTATTTGTCGTAGTTCATGGGAAAGACGATTTTGCAAATGGTGTGACCTGAATGAGAATATTACAGAATGGGGAAGTGAAGAATTTTGGATACCCTACTATGCACCTGATGGTAGGGTTCGTAGGTACTTTCCAGATTTTATAATCAAAGTTAAAGAGAATACAGGAAAAATGAAAACCTACGTAATTGAGGTAAAACCTCTTAAACAGACCAAAGCACCAAAACAGAGAAAAAGAGTGACTAAATCCTATCTCTACGAATGTCAGACATATGCTGTAAATCAAGCAAAATGGAAAGCAGCAGATGAGTGGTGTAAAGACAGAAAAATTGAATTTAAGATTATAACAGAAAAAGAACTAGGTATAAGATAATGACAGATTCATTCGGATTTAATGGTAATGATGAAGATGAAGAAAGGTATGCAAATCGCATAGAACCAATAAAAGAAGATTTAGCAGCAGCAGTTAATAATCCTGAAGAAATGATGATGATTATTATGCAAGCACTTAATGATACTGTAACTCCTATACCTGAAGTAGGACAATTCTATACCTTTGTATACAATGCAAAAACTCCTGATATTACCTATGACCAACATCCATTAATTGCTTGCACTGATTTACAAGCATGGGGATTTAAGGGACTAAACTATCACTGGAGACAATCTCGCAATTATACATGGGAAGAACTAGCAGGACAACTGTATATTG